GTCCAAGTCGCCATAAAGTCGCCAAGCGTAGGTAACACCTAGGGCTATTCAGGGCTACCCGAAAGTGCGAAATATGCCTTAAAAGCCACATCCAGGTAGCGTTTGGGGCCAATTAGGGTAGCCTGTGGATAAGTACATTTTTTGACTTCGAACCAGGAGGTCGGGAGTTCGAATCTCTCAGGACGCGCCAATAAAAACCGCTACTTAGACCAAAAACACCACATTGAAACCTCGCCTCTAGTCGCCGTAAAGTCGCCAGACATCAGAAAACATCTGTGTATTTGACAGGCACCGCCATTGGGATCTAATTTCAAGTAAAGACAAAATCAGCCGACATGCCAGGAAACAGCGCCCGCCATAATTTTCAATTGTGGGGTCCAATGGGGAATGATCTGAAGCATTCCAGTTCACAGCGGAACCTGAATTTTCTTAAAAAGCGGCACGCCCTGGCCGGCTTTGACTCTGACTACATTGGAAAACTGAACAGCGCCGAAGTCGTTTGGTTCGAGCAGTTTTCAAGAAACTACTACGACGGGCTGAGAGACGGTCAGAGTGAAGAAAACTTCAAAGAGGCCAACCGCCGTCGCTACCGCGCCAAGGTTGCCGATGCCTTGTCGAAGGTTGTCTTGTCTTTCGAGGCTGCCCCAACGGATGTTGTCGACGACCTCGACCCGGAAAAGATTCTGATGATTCTTGAAGTCGCCGGGAAAAATAAAAGCCGCTGAAAATTGCCTTATAGGTAGGGACCTACTCACCCACCCCCTATAGAGGCACTCATGACCGTTCATCACATAAATCCCCTTGAGATCGACAGGGCCAGGCCATTTCTGAACGCCTGCGTCTTCAATCTTACGCTGCTCGATAGCGTTAAAGAGACCTTGAAAGGGCATGCCAAAGAAGCCTGTGAAGGCGCTATTTTCATTGCAGCTGCAGCCATCGACCGGGTTACTGCGGACCACCCCGAGTTAGAGAAAGAGATCCAATCAATGGTCGATTCCTTTAACGAGGTGCCCAATGGCTAAGCCTGTAAAAAAGCCTGAGCCTGTAGATGAGTTGCTGCCCGTCGACGTGAACGGGAAGTTCCACACCGTTATCAAAGAGAGTCACCTTCTTTACTCAGCTATCGAAATCACGGTCTACAAGGGCCTAGTGACAGACGTGAAAGTCCTCTCCAGAGCTCCAGACATGGCACAGGCGGCCGTTGGGCTCACCTCCAGAGAGATCTGGGTAGCCTTGCGTTCCCACGAGCGCGAAAAGGTGCTGCCAAGTGCCAAGTAAAGCCAGCTCATTACTGGCCAGGCTTGCAGTGACCGATAGCGGAGGCGTGCTGTCGCTCACCAATGCGTTGCTGCTGGTCTTGATCGCCAAAATTGCGGTCTCTCCGGCACTCGATTGGCAGGTTATCTGTGCGCTCTTTCTGGCTCTTGCAAACTACAACGGGAAAAAGTGGCTGGCGAAGTTGTCTGAAGACAAAGTGATCAAAGACAGTGACCGGCTTAAGGCGTTAGAGACTGAAATTAAAGGGATTGTTTCGGCTATGACGCTCAAGGGCCTCAGTTACCTAAAGTAGGGGAAAGTAGGGAGGAGTAGGCATGAGGCGAAGGAAGACACCAGGCTCAGGCCGAAAAAAGGGAACACCAAACAAGAAGACCGAGGGCTTTAGAGCGCGGCTTGCTGAACACGGCTGCGACCTTGACTTGGCCCTTGCCCAAGCCATCAACAGCAAAGACGTGGAGCTGATCAAAGCGATTGGCTCAATCCTGGGCTACTTCACGCCAAAGTTTAAAGACGTTGAGGCTACCCGCGTTGCACCAGATGAGCCGGCTGAAAGCGCTGACGAGATTGAGTATCTGTTGCGAGCTGTCAGTGGCGAATCTGCATAAGGCCAAGCAGATACTGTGGAAGCACGGAGTCCTTTCCTGGAAGCTTCGGCCGGAGCAAAAGAAGTTACGCGACCTTTTGGAGTCTGCGCCCACTGACTTGGCCGTGTTCAATATCTGCAGGAGGTTTGGAAAGTCGACAACGTGCGTGACCTTTTGTGCTGAACAGGCGATCAGGCGAAAGCAGCGCATCCTTTACGCCACAGCCTTTTTGACCGACCTCGAGTCCTTCATTCAGCCGATTTTTGAGTGGTGTTTGGCAGACTGCCCCGACTCGGTGAAGCCGGTATGGAGGGCGAGCAAGAAAGAGTTTCAATTCCCGAATGGAAGCGTGATCAAGTTGATCGGTATCGACAAAAACTCTAACTCCTTGCGCGGGAACAATATCGATATCCTTGTCGTGGACGAGGCGGGCTTTGTCAAAAACCTGGGCTACCTCTATAAGTCGGTCATCATCCCGGCGACAATGAAACGCAAGTTTAAGCTTATATTCCCATCAACTCCGCCTGAATCCCCTGAGCACTATTGGTCGGCTGAGCTGCTGCAGAAGGCGAAAGAAAAGAACACCTACGTCGAGCTGACCATTGACGCAATCTCGGACCTGCCAGCCGAGGAGCGCAAAAGGCTTTTGGACGAAGTTGGCGGGGAGCATTCCCCAACCGCGCAACGGGAGTTCTTCTGTAAGATTCGGGTAGACGCCACACGGGCCATAGCGCCGTCGTTTGGACCGCAGCACGTGAGGGAGTTCAATCCCGATTACATCCACTGGCAGATGTTCGGTGACGCGGGAGGCATCCGCGATAAGACCGTTTTCCTTGAGGCTGGCTATGACCATGATTCTGGCTTGGTGGTGTTCAAGAATGAGCTGGTATTCGCAGCCGGCACGCCCACAAGTGAGATAGTGGCCGGCTACGTCGAAAGGTTCGGCAAGGTCAAGACCCTCATTCTGGACGCTCCAGGACAGCTCCTGGTCGATTACTCCAGCCTGGGCCTCCCAGCGGCCTTGCCAGCCAAGGATGACTTCAGCGCCGGCCTATTGCTCCTTAACAACGCCTTTCACAACAACACCGCTGTCATCAATCCGGCCTGCTCACTGCTGATCCGTACCCTTGAGGGCGCATTGCTGACCAAAAACCGTACCGACTATGAACGCACCGATGCCCTTGGGCACTGTGACGCAGTCGCTGCCGCTATCTACGCCCTCAGGTCTGTAGACCGAGTTACAGACTTAAGGCCAAAACCAAATAAAGAACTGATTTTCACAACCCCAACCATCCCCGCGCATGAACGCCAATTGAAAGGATTACTGTATGGCTAATGAATATTGGGCGTCCGCCCCAATCGACCAAATCGCAGAGAAGGTCCAATCGAAATTCGATGAGTACCGCCAGCACCTGAAGACCAGCGGTTACGGCGACCGAATCCGCAAGGTGTATGACGCATTCTACGGCTTCAATAGCGACGGTACTTTGGAAGTCACCCGCGATAAGGACAAGATCGCCAAAATCAAAGTCAATCACCTCAAATCGCTCATCAAGCGTCTGCATATCCTGGTGACTGAGAATAAGTTGGCATTCCAGCCGCGAGCCAAGTCCTCAGATACGAAGAGCCAGATAGAGTCTGACCTGGCCAAGGGGATCGTAGAGTATTACGGCGATGAGAAGAACATGCACGCCACACTGTCGAGGGCGGCGCTAGGCTGTCTGATCCAGCTGGAACAGCATGTCCATTGCCCGTGGGATATGGCAGAAGGGTACGAGCTGACTGCCAACGGCAACCAAATCATTAAGACAGGCGATCAGCTGTTTGAAATCCTTTCGCCATTTGACGTGGCCTATAACACCGCCAGCGAGGCGAGCCCGTGGAAAATTGTCCGCGTCAAGGTCAACAAGCACGACACTGCAGTCCTGCACCCTGAATTCGCTAATGAGATATTGGGTTCCAGCCTCGAAAAGGACATTGAGGGCTTACACAACAGCAATAGCTTTGGGTCTGATGTTTCAGATGATTCCCAAGACTTCGTTTACAAGCTAATTCTCTACCATGCTCGCACGCCCTCTATTCAACGCGGCCGCAAGGTAGAGATTGTAGCCGGCCAGGTCTTAAGCGACGGCGATCTGATCTACGACAAGGTACCCTGCTTTAAGATGACGGCAGGCGACATCCTGGGCACCAACTTCGGCGATAGTCCTGCGGTCGAATTGTTGCCCCTGCAGGAGGCTTTAGATGCCATATTCTCGGCGACACTGACCAACAACCTCAACAATTCGCTGCAGCTCATTTGGTCAGCCGACCCCAACCTGGTAACCCGCAAACTAGCCGACGGGCAGACACTCGTGACTTCCGCCAGTCCGCCTCAGGCGCTCAACCTCACGGGCTCAGCGGCCGAAAACTTCAAGATGCTTGACCTGCTGCAGAGTAATCAGCAGCTGCTCTCGGCCGTCAATGACACCGCTAGGGGCAACCCAAATGCCACCGTGAAGACCTCTGGCGGCCAAGCCCTGATGATTGCGCAAGCCATTCAGTACGTAAGTGACCTGCAAAAGAACTATGCCACGCTGGCCTCCGACGTCGCGAGCTGCCTGGTGTCCAACATCCAGGCCTTTGCCACAGAAGAGATGACGGCCTACATCACTGGAGTCACCAAGAAGGGCCAGATCAAGAAGTTCAAGGCTGATGACATCATGCAAGTAGAGCGAATCACCTGCGACCTTGGCAGCCCCCTCACCCAGTCCCTTGCGGGCAGACATGAGCTGGTCGCCGCCTGGACGCAAATGGGTATGCTGAAAGACCCCAAGGCCGTCGTTAGCTTCCTGTCATCCGGCAACCTAGATCAAGGCACCGAAAACGAGTTCAGCGATGCCATGCTTATCCGCGATGAGAATGAGCAGATCAGGAAGGGCATTCAGCCTATCGTGGTCATTACCGACGTTCACGGTGAGCACATCATCTCCCACAAGTCAGTCTACTCGGATCCGGAAGTCCGCAGTAACCCGGCCGTCATGGAGGTAGCGTTGGCTCATATTCAAGAGCACATCGATATAATGCGCACAGTTCCGCCCGACTTAGCAGCAGTTCTATCCGGCCAACCGCTGCCGCCAATCAATCCCCCGGCTCCAGAGCCCCAGCAACCACAAGTGAACGGCGTCAACTTGCCCAATGTCCCCAATGGCACGCCCCAACAAGTCGCAGACAACTATGACCAGGCCGTAGCAGCGGCACCGATGACCGAACAAGGAGGGATGTAACCCATGTCAGAAGTAAGCACACCAGCAGCGGCACCAGAGGCAGCGGCTCCTGCACAGGCAGAAGGCCAAGAGGCAGCGGCTCCTGACCAGCAGGAGTCCCCCCGCAAGCAGAAGGCGCCCAGCTATCGCAAGATCAAGGTCGGCAATGAGGAAGTCGCCTTGTCTGATGAGGACATTGCCCGCGACTATGGGAAGTGGAAGGCGGCTGATCAGAAGTTCAGGGAGGCCAGCGAAGGGCGCAAGTCAGTCGAAGCGTTCATGAAGGCCCTCGAGGAGGACCCTGAGTCGGTGCTTAGCGATAAGCGCCTACCCATCAACAAGAAGAAGCTCGCCGAGAAGTGGCTCTTAGAGCAGATCGAAGCCGAACTTAACCCGGAGGATCCCAAAGACGCCAAATTGTCAGAGGCCGAAAGGAAGCTGAAGGAATACCAGGACAAAGAGAAGGAAGCCCAGGAGGCTAAGACCAAGGCCGAGCACGACGAAGTGCGGGAGAAGCGCAAGCAAGCCATTAGCGACACCCTGCACGCAGCTATGCAGGCAACCCAGCTGAGCAAGCATCCTGAGTCAGCTGCGGCCACACTTCGGGAGATGGCCCTCTATATGCGAGCGGCCAAGGAGCGCGGGGACGATGTAACCCCTGAGGAGCTGGTGCAGCATGTCCACAACAACCGGTTCCACCAAATGTATACCCTGGCCCACGAGTTCCAAGGCGAGGACCTCATCGAGTTTCTTGGCGAGGAGATAGTGACCCGCATCCGCCAGGCCGACCTGGCACGACTCAAGGCTAAGCGGGATCCGCAGGCAACCCACAAGAATGAGGGATGGGTAGACAGCAAAAAGACCAATACGCCAAAGAAAATGGATAGTTGGGAAGCTAAAGAGCATGCACGAAAGATGCTTGGTTAAAAAATAGGCGGATAATTTGCCTTAGTAATTAGGCGCCTACCCTTTTTGGATGCCGCCAGTTCTCAAGCCTATCCATCGGACGCCTTGAGAAGACGTGCAGATCGGTTTTTGAAGCAGGTTGCGGACTTTGTCCAGCGACCCAAACAAATTCATCCAAAAATCTAAGGAAAAATAATCATGGCTACGACCAATACACCTACCACGCTCGCGTCACGTCTCAAGGAAGTTTACCCGGACGGACCTTCCGTTCTTGTCCCCTCGGCTAACGAGCTGCATGGCAAGCGCCTGAAGTTCCGCAAAGATTTGCAAACAGGTGAGAAAGCTCGTTTCGACGTTCAGCTTTCCGGAGAGCAAGGCTTCACGGTCGGCACCGGGGAAGTGACCCTTCTCGGTGCAGTCGCTCAGATTTCAGAGAAGGCCGAAGTTACCGGCGTGTCGGTTATCCTTCAGTCCAACGTGTCCTATGACGCCATCAGCCGAGCTAAAACCTCTAAGGCTGCATTCGTCCAGTTCAACAACAGCAAATACATCCCATCAGCCGAGTCTTTCCGCACACGTTGCGAGATTCTGGCCATGGGATACGGCAACCAAGGCATCGCCACGGTGTCAGTGGTGAATAGCCAGGTTATTACCATCAAGCCTCATTCCTGGTGTTCAGCGATGCTGCTGACCATGAAAGGCGCTGTTGTCCAGGCTTACACCGCAACAACTGGCGGCTCTCAGCACGACGGCGATCTGACTGTGGGCACA